TGAAGCCATTCTCATCGCGCTGCTTCAGGACGTACGTGTTGCCGTTGAGTAGCAACGACAGTACCCACATGCGCATGAATTCGACGTATGTCTGATACCGGTTCGGACGACGCAACACTGGCCGATTCAACGTGGGAAGAAACACCCGCTGCAATCGGTCGTAGTCCATGACGGTCGCTGGCATCTTCGCTATATCACCGGCGATCAAAGTCGCGCACGAAAACACCGCCCAGTTTTGAACGACGGTCGGACGATCGATCGTGACGTTCTGCTGCCACGCTCCAGTGAATGATTCGAGCACACGCGGCCACCATGACCACGTGCTGCCTCCAATGGGAGCAAGGAAGGACGCCGCCTTGTAGAACAGTGCAGCGACCTGCTTTTTCATTAGGGAGCCTCAGCCGTCATGTCGCGCCGCTTATAGCCGCGCTTCTTTCGCTGGCTCTCGGCTTCTGCCCTTCTCGCTGCCTGCGCCAGCAATAGCACATCAACAAACTTTTCATCGCAATCAAACTCCTCGTCGGCCACGACCGTTCTGCCTCCGTAGTACATTTCTTTGTTCGCGATGAGTTTCATGAAAACCTCAGGAAAGAGGGGCCGCACGAGCCGGCCCCTCCAGTTGCGGGCTACTCGCCCCAGTTGACGGAGTTGAGCCACGACACCGAGGTGCTTCGAGCCTTCGTCCAGTTGACGAACCGCTCAGCCTTGATGCCCAGCATGTTGTGCTGCCAGAGGCTGATCAGCACAGTGGACGCGCTCGCCGGATTGTCCGGCGAGTCGTCCATCTGCAACGATGCCTCTCGGCTCACATCGATTGCGACCTGACCGTCGTCCGCCAGCAGGATCTCCGGCGCGTTCGCCAAAATGACGATCTTGCCGTTGGCCGAGGTGTTCAGCAGGCCGGTGGACTGAGAAGTCACAACCGGCAGGCCGAAGAACGTTCCACCATCAGCCCTGATGGTCGGAAACGCCAACTGTCCGAGCGCGTTCACCATGGTTGACAAGCGCATCGCTACGACGGCTGGCATGATCCACACGCCGCCGACGACACCCTTGTTATTGGTGATCCACTCGCCAAACAGCGTGTTCACATTCGAACGGACGTCCGCCTCGGTGGTACCGCCGCTGCCCGCCGCCGTCACGCCATTGGTGATGGAAGCTGGCTTCACGTTGGCTGAGCCTGCGTTGTCAGGGTCAACGAAGTCCGAATCCATGACTTCGACCACCGCCTTGGCGAGATCGCCGCGGATGATGGCCTCGGCCGACGGGCTGGAGAAGCGCGCCAGTTCTTCCGTGATGGCAGTGATGACCGCCAATTTGGTGTGACCCAGCGTGATTGCATCAAAGGCTTGCCGGCTCAGCGGCTTCGGAGCGCCCTCACCCACCCACTGCGCGGTAGCACCAGCAGTCTGGCGAGCCATGCGGATATCGAACGGCACCTGACGCAGACCAGGGATACGACCGATGATCGTCTGCGGGCGCAGAAAATCGATGAAGTCGTTCACCATGTTGGTGTAGTACACCAGCGGTGAAGCGAAGTCGGAGTCAGTCGTGGTGCCGACGTCAACCGCAGTCTTGACGATCTGCTCGGCGGACATGCGCGTGCGCAGTTCCAGAGCCTTGTGCAGGTTCGCATCATCCTTGAAACGCCCCTTGGCGAAGCTCAGAGCATCAGAGATGCTGCCCTTGCCGGCGGCCAAGCAGCCGACGTATCGAGCGAAGTCGAGGCCCTTGTCGCGCTTCTTGTCGAGCTGGATGACGTGCGGAGTACCACGACCTTGTCCGGCTTCATTCTCCCTCGTGCCATCGGTCGTGACGCGCGTTGCGGTCTTGACCTGCAAGCTTTCCAGCTTGCGCAGACGAACCAGGTCCTTGTCCACTGCATCGATATCAGCAGTCAGGTCATCGGCTTCGGTGCCTTCAGCCTCGTCGAGTCCACGCTCTTCGTCGATTGACTTCTGAGTGATGTCATTCAGGCGCGCAAGCTTCGCTGCGCGGGTATTTTCAAGATCCTTGATTTGATCTTGCAGGGTCTTCTTTGCCACGGTCGTAATTCCTCGGGATGAGTTGCACGGGTCCGCGTTTGCGGACGGTGGTTTCCCGAGACGCCGGGGGAGATTTGATCAAGGCGACGCCACTACGCTGCTCACGGCCTGACGCGGCCAGCAGTGCGCGGTCAATCGACTTGATTGTTTGCATCGATGCGTCGCCGTTTGCGGCGATCGTGACTCCGCTCAATTCGAGCCAGAGCCACTTAAGAAATCTCACGCCATACGTTCCCTCAATGCGTGCCGCCTCAATCGATTGGAATCCGATTGAAAGGCCACGCACGAGACCACTCTTGATATCGGCCCAAGCCTCATTGAGACGAGCAGCCCATGCCGGTGGCGCATCTGCATCCGGTGTGACCAACTTGACGGTCACCTCGATGCCTTCCTTCGTCACTTTCGCTTTGGTAACGTGCCCGATTGGCTTGCTGGCGTCATGCTGCCAAAGGAACGGAATCGGCAACTGGAACTCTGCGCCCTTCGGCTCGACGATATCGCCCATGCGGTCAACAGTCGGCGTCGTCGCGATACCGGTGATTTCGCGTTTGTCTTCGTCAAAGGCTTTGATCTCAAGCAGGCTGTGCGCTCGCTTAAGCATTGGCGGACTCCATAAGTGAAAAACCCGCCTCTCGGGCGGGTCAGACGAAAATCATTTGATATTTTTTCTCGGGCTCTCGCGTTCCCAATGCCCTCCCCATACTCATGATGAGGGCCACCGGACCATCTATTTTACATCTAGGGTCGCTCTCGCTTTCCTTGCGTGGATAGATGTTTTCCTTCGCGTCGATCTTCGCAGCGACGTTGCCCATCATCCACGTCATCACTGGGTTGCCGTCGTGCCAGAGCCGACGGCTGATGACTCGCGCCTCCACTTCCTTCATCGGCTCGCTCATGTTGCGGACCGTCTGATTGAAGTTGACCACCTTGTCCTTCAGGCTCGTGCTCTGAAGACGGTTCATCAGGTCATTGGCCTGCCAGTCGTCAAAGCCGGCATCCTGAAAGCTCACGATCGACGCGAACTTTTTGATGTCTTCCTCGATGAAAGCGATGTCGGTCTGAGCGCCAGGCGTCACGATCAGATCGCCACTGGTCGCAAACTGGCGGTACTTGTCGTTCTCTTCGAGCGCTGCCTCGGGAACGTAGAACCGCGGTATGACAAACGACTCCTGGCCACGCTCGAACAGCATTACCAGGGCCGCTACGTCCAGCTTGCTGGCAAGGTCCACACCCATCCAGCACGGCACATTGCGGAAGTCTTCGACCGTCATGACTCGCTTCTGGCGCTGCCAGGCGAGCATGTTCATCCAGACAGTCCGCGCCCCGACCCACTCGTTGAGGTGCTTCGTCCGGAACGCGTTTTGCTTTGATGCTGAGCGCTTCGCTTGCTCAAGCTGCGCGAGCAGGAACTCCGGAAAGACCGATATCCCGTAGTTCGGATTCGCTTTCTGCAGGCTCTTCGGGTCCTGCCACTCGTCATCCTCGTCGATCCCAAATAGGATGCCGAATATCGTTTCGTCTTCGACCTGCCGCTCGAGAATGCGGATAACGTCTCGGCGCTTCTCGTAACACGGCCCGCCGAGATTCGAGCCGGCCGTCGTGATGATCGATAGCAACGGCTGCTCGCGGGCACCCATACCGGTCTGCATGGCATCGACCATGTGGTCGCTGTCATGTTCGTGGTACTCGTCCACCAGCGCCGCATGCGGACTGGAGCCGTCGCCGGGCTTGCCGATCAGCGGTTCAAACTTCGACATGTCTTCCGTGACATACATCGGGCCGGGATTACGCGGGTTCCCAGCCTGGTCGATGCCGAACCTATCGCGCAGCTTCGGCAGCTTCTGCACCATCTGCCATGCAGGGCGGAAAACCTCATGCGCCTGCTTCTCGGTCGTCGCGCCCGAATAGACTTCAGCGCCTGCCTCACCGTCCGCGCAGAACAGGTAAATGCCGCGCGCAGCAAGCCTCAGCGACTTGCCGTTCTTCCTCGGTACCTCTTCGTAGCTCTCACGGAACCGACGCTTGCCGGTCTCACGATGAAGCCACCCGAACAGGTTGCACTCGATGAAGCACTGCCACGCCTGGAAGACCAAGCGCTCTTTCTTCGCTGCCCACTTGCCCTTCGTGTGGGGCATGAGCTGCATAAAGTTGCACGCCTTGTTGGCTGCAGCCTCATCGAACCGATACGGCCAATCCTTGCGAGCCAGATCACGAACGAATCGCTCGCACGCGAGCCGAACGTACTTCCCAGCAATGATCCGTCCGGCAATAACGTCGGCGGCGTACTTCCGCGCGAGTTCAGAAGGCTTCGAACTCGTTGCCGTTGTCTTCTGACTTCTCGGTGCCAAGCTTCTGCCTATCTGCCGGCGTCATGCCCAATCGGGCGAGCATCCCGATTAAATGGGTGTACTTGCCGACCGCGAACGCAGGAGGATCTTTGCGGTACTCGGCCAACAGATTCGACAACGTTTCCAACGCCACCCGGTCCGCACCCTTCAGCACGCCAACTGGCGCCAGCGATTCCAATTCGAACCAGCACGCTTTCGCCTCGTCAGCCAAATGGGCCGGCGCAGTTCCGATCGGCTGCTCTACGGCTGGCGGCTGCTTTCGGTAGCGCTCGGGATGCTTACGCGTTGCGCCCTTCAGCTCGGCAATTTCACGAGTTTGAGGGTGGCGCGCCATGATCGTTTAGAAAAGATGAATTATGGAGAAGTGCGAAAAAGAT